ATGCCGAGCACGGCTATCGAAGAAGGCCCTCGGTCCGAGGAACAATCGCCATACTGCGACGAAAAGGCCGCAGCGGCTTTACTGTGCTTGTCTGTTCGCACGCTCCAGAGATGGAGAATTATCGGTCTAGGTCCGCCGTACTTTCGATTCGGGCCGCGACGCGTGCTGTACCGAAAGGACAAGCTTCTCGCCTGGGCCGAGGAGCAAGAGATCGCTTCGACGAGCGAACCGGATCCGACCCGAGAGCGCGCCGCGGGGGCGCGCGCTGCCTCGGCGCTGGCGTCGTCCACGAAGCCCCTGGCGAAAAAGCGCGCGCGCGCCTCCTCGCGAATCCGCTAAAAACCCGCCCGAGCGGCGCGAATCCCGCGCCGATTGAATTACTGTCTAAACCGGCGGCACGACGTGGCGCTCTGCCGCCTGAAAAAGAACGGAAGCGTCGATTTGTAAAACCAGCGGAGGATGAGGCGATGAGCTTGGAGGGCAACGCAGCGAAAGCGGAGAAAAGGTCCGCGAGTGGGCCTATAGGGCACCGTTATCAAGATCTCGAGGAGAAGAGACGCGCAAAAGGGATCCTGAGAGAGTGGGCCCTTTCTGTGGCGCGTGGGACCGCACAGCACGTGCTGCTTACGTTAATTGATTTCGCGGGTGTGACAGGGAGATTGATCGCTGGACAGGATGCCATCGCCGCGAAGATGGGGAAAAGCCCTCGAACTGTGTGGACCTGGCTGAAGCGGCTGGAATCAACCGACCCACCGCTAATCCACCGCACTCCTCGGTTTCTTTCCAACGGACATCCGACCAGCGATTTAATTGAGCTGGTTTGCCCACAACTTCGAGAGAGGCAGCCGCGCGCACCGGCAAAATCGACGGATGGTCAAAGTGACGAATCGCAGAAAACGGCGCGACCGCTCGCAGAAAACGGCGCGACCGCTCGCAGAAATTGCGAGCGATCCGATCAGGAGATCCGATCAGGGAACCGATCAGATACGGATCGCGCGTGCGCGCGAGGAGAGTTTTTTCAAAACTCAAATCAGGAATCGGAAACAAAATCACCATGCACGCACGCACGATGCGCCGGATTGCCGAGGTGCCGCTATGGGAACGACGAGGCCGACGGCGCCGCGCGCCAACCGTTCGATGTGGTGTTCGAGCTCTCGCGCCGGCTTTCGATTTGAAGCCCGCATAGGCAAAACAGGTGAAGAGGTTTTAGGCGATGGCGTCGCGACAACTTCAACTCGATTTGGGTTTGGAGGTTGAGAAACAATCTGGCGCCCCCCGGGTTGCTCCTCGAGCAACTCATCGTCCTAGATCAGTGGAGCGCCCGAACAAAGAGGTGATGTTCGAGGACTTGGCGGCGCTGATCGAATGCGACTACCGGACCAGGGGCAGGCGTTCACTCAGTGCGCTAACCGTGCGGTTTCGCCACCTCCGGCCGTTCTTCGGATCCTTCAAGGCCGCGGAAATCACGCCGGCGTTGATCGAACAATACTGCGATCGGCGGCGCGGAGAATCGCGGATGGTTGGTCCCACCAACGGAAAAAGTCAAAAATTCACCTCGCCAGCGTGCATCAATCTCGAGATGTCGTGTCTGAAACGCATGTTGCGCCTCGCCGTCGATCGCCAGATGCTGAGCTCGGTGCCAGTCTTTCCTGCGCCTGCGGAACCGAATCATCGCCGCCAGATCCGTTTCATCGATCGATGGATCTTTGCCGCGATTCGGGACGCGATGCCGGCGGATCTACGGGACCCCTTAGCTTTTCTATATCTCTTGGCGCGGCGGCCGACCGAGATGCACATGCTGCAATGGAGTCACGTCCATTTCGTGGACCGATCAATCGAGATCGAGTTCGGGAGGAGCGAAACCGTGAGGCTCGACGATTCGGAATTGCGCGACCTGATGCGACGTGCCGAGGCAGCGCGTCAACGAGATTGCCCATTCGTGTTCCATCGTGACGGTCGGCAGTTGACTCGCTCAATGTTCAAACGCCCTTGGCTGACTGCGACCAGGACGGCGCGCGCCGAAGGATTTGTGATTTATGATCTGCGCCGCTCGGCTGAGCGCGAACTCCTGCTGTCGGGCGTCGACGTGCGGACGATTATGAGCATTTCAGGACGTCGAACAGCATCGACCCTTGCGCGTGCGGTGGTCGCAAATGATTTAAGCGCGGCGATGGCTAAGCGGCGCGCCTTCCACGAGGCGCGAGAAATGAGGACCGGGAAGGTTGTCGCGATCGGAGCTGCGCGAAGAGGCCGGCAGCTCGAGCGCACAATTAAATCGGCATAGGCGACCGATTTCCCTTCCCTGGATCAAACAAAGTGATCGAGCCCAAGCCTAAGAGCCGCACCGAGGATTTCGACCACTCGCAACAATTGCGAATGGTCAGAATCCTTGTCCCAGGGGTCGCCAGTTTCTCTCTCCCTCAGAAATGCTGGGGACAGTTCCGACCGAGGCCGAGAATTTAGAGGAGGGTCCATAAGAAAGTGGGACTCCTGATGGAGATGTTCGAGGCCGAACTCGCGGCGCGGAGGAACGCGGCCTCGCGACAGCCACAGACCGGCAATCCTGCGCCGAAGCAGAGCGCGCAAACCGTCGGCCCGATTCATCATGCGGGCGTCGATGCGTCGATTCCTCGCGGCGATCGCGAGCCCGGCGACGAAGCGGAAAGCTGAACCTCAGCTCGCGCGCGATTGCGCTCGCGCGCCGATGCGTCCTCGCCGCGCGGGTTCATGTAACAGTTTGCTTCCCGGCTGCATCCTCCAGGGCGGGCTACGGAGTCGAGGCTCCGCCGGCTCGCTCGAGCCGGGCGTTTGGCGCTTCCGCCGCGCCGCGACTCGAGACGGGCGGCAGCATAATCTAGAAGAGCCCGCGATCGAATCCTACCTTCGAAGGGAAAGAAAGAAACCCTCTTATGCAAAAATCAAACTCATGCGCCCGAGACCCTCTCCCTGTCCGAGCGCGAGGTCCTCGTGACTCGCATCGCTGAGCTTCGCCAACTGCACTCGAAGGCCGTGCCGAATTTGCAGAAACAACAGGATGTCGCCGAAGGTCGATTGACGCTTGCGCGCAAAGCCTTCGAGGATGCATCTCTGGCGTTCAACCAGGCGGCTGGCGCCGTGGTAAGCGCATCATTTGCGCACGACTCCGCGGTCGGAAAGCTAGAGAGGAACCTGCGCGATACAGCCGACCCGATGATCCATGAATTCGTGCGGGAAATGGACGCGCTGCACGAGCGCGAGAGGCGCGAAAAACCCGAGACCACCGAGCAACGGTATTCGCGAGCAGGCTTCGATCGCGTGCTTGTCACCACCGAACGTCCATCGAGGCTGCGAAGACTTTCGTCGATCGTCGCGGTGGAACGTGAGGCGCGCGACAGCCCCGAGAATCTCGCGCGTCGTCTAAAAGGTTTGGGAAATAATCCCAGCGATTATCATGGAGTCGCTGCCGGAAGGCGCCCCTTAATGTTCGCCAGCGAGATCGATCTCGGAGGCTTTCGGACCCGTCCGTCCCGGCTGGCGCCGGCCTCGAGAGCATCGAGGCGCGAGACGCGACCTTCCAGGATTGTCGGCATCGCAGTGCCATTCGGCGAATTCTCGGCGCCGATCTTGGGCGAGGCGCGGCATCCCTACAGAGAGATGATCATTAACGGCGCTTTTCGCGAGTCGATACGGTCGGACCCTGTAGTCTTCGTGATCTCCCACCGGGCTGATGAACCTTGCGCGGGACGCGTGCTCCCGGACGATCTGGCGTCGACGCGCGAGGGAACGCTGAAACTCTTCGAGGATGGGCGCGGGCTGCGCTTCGAACTGCTGCGGGGTCGCGGCGACGCTTATCTGATCGATCGGATCGCTCAAAAAGCATTTGCCGGCGCGAGCATCAGATTCGAGTCGGAAGAAGAGGAGTGGGAGAGCGGGCCGGGCGGATTCATTCGAATCATCCACAAAGGAAAGCTTCTGCACATCGCAGCGGCCGCGCGCCCCGCATACGCCGGAACTTCGATCGCAGTCATCGACTAAGCGCAATGAAAGACAGCTACCGCCGCATCATTGAAGCCGTCTTACAGTCACCGTGGGCCATCATCCCCGGCGAGCTTGAGGTGATCGTCTCGAAATATCTGACGCTCAGGCAGCCGAACTTCGAGGCGAGGAAGATCGGCCCGAGCTCGCGCCACGTTCGGAACATCGCCGTGTTGCCGCTCTATGGAATCCTCGTGCATCGCGCTGACGTGATGACGTATTTCTCGGGTGGTACATCCACACTCGAGTTCGCGCGAATGTTTCGCCGGGCAATGGCGGATCCATCGGTTGCGGCCGTCGTCATCGAAATCGATTCGCCCGGCGGCTCGGTCTACGGATGCGACGAGCTCGCATCCGAGATTCACGACGCGCGCGGCAGGAAGAAGATCTGCGCCATATCAAATTCGCAAATGGCGGCGGCCGCGTACTGGATCGGCTCGGCTGCCGACGCCGTTTCATGCACTCCGGGAGGCGAGATCGGATCTATCGGAGTGATCGGCGCGCATACCGACGAATCGAAAGCGATGGAAGCTGCTGGCCTCGCCATCACCTTGATTTCCGCCGGCAAGTTCAAAACCGAAGGCAATCCTTACGAACCGCTCGGTGTCAACGCGAGAGCCGCGATGCAGCATCGCGTCGATCAGTACTATGGCCAGTTCGTGAAAGCCGTCGCGTCCAATCGCGGCGTGTCACAGACCGCGGTCCGCGCCGGCTACGGGCAGGGGCGGATGCTCGGCGCCGCCGAGGCCATGAGGGCCGGCATGATCGATCACGTGGAAACGCTCGATCAGATGCTGATGCGCATCGCGCACTAAGAGCGCGGCGTCGTTCCGCGCACCGCGCATTCAAAGAAACCCCAAGGGCGCTCGGAACGGCCCCCTAATATCCAAACCGAAACCTCAAAAAACCAAAACCCCAATTTCGCGGCGCTGTGTGCGTTGCCGCGCGGCGGTCGCGGGCGGCGCGACTCTCAAGGATTTGAGGGCCTACCCCCCTGCGATGCCATCGCTACGCCGCCAGAGAGCCCAGCAGCGGCGCGGATAAAGCTGACCGCGCATGCGGCTACTATATGTCGGCAGCCGCGCCGACGGCCGAGTTCCGGCCTCAATCAGATAGGTCTTCGAGAGTGGCAGGGTACATAGCGAAACAGGCTCGAAACCATGCGAATCGGCCTCGAATGTCACCCATCGATGCTGGGTACCAGGAGAGAGAGATTTACGCGCCTGAGTCCAACGCCGGCAGCGCGTCGCGCAACCGCTGCAGCGTGGAGGCCTCCATCTCGGGATCGATCGCCTCGCGTTTCATTTGCTGGGCGCGATCGATTGAAGCGGTGATGGCGCGGAGGCGGCGATTGATCGGCTCTGCATTCGATAGGCTCATCACGGTGTGTCGTCCGGTGGATGGGTCAACGCCCTGCCCGAGGGTGGGGCGGAACGAGAGTCTCGATCGATCAGCGTCGGCATACATCTCGCTGATAAATTGATCTATCGATTCATCCGCGCCACGGATCAGTTCCGATTCCAGGATGTTGCGTCGACGGTCGTAGTCGTCGCGCGCGTGCTGTTCATCGGCCTTGATGCCTTGAAGGGAGTTCTCGCGGTCAACGAGCACTGCGCGCGCGGCTTCGACCTTCGCCATAGCAGCCGTCGCGGCAGTCTCAAATCCTGCCAACTTACGGAGAAAGTCGCGCTCAAGTTCTCCAATCGTGGCCACCATGAGGCTGCGCTTCTTGAGCCTCTCTTGGAGTTCCTCGCGCTCCATGGCCGCGAGGATCGGATGCCCGCGCAGTTTAGCGACGATCTCATCTAGTTTCATTTTTGCCCTCGTGGATCGCTGAAGATGACGATTCCCTGATCAACAGGGTGAACGCTATTTGTGTGCGAGGCGAGTCATCCTCCCGAAAGGGGGACCCTCGGCGCGGTCTCGCGTCAACCGCTCTCGATCAATCGCTTCGTCGAGCCGTTGGCGGCCCAGCATGCGTTCCGCGCTTTGTTGGCACTGCGCGCCATCTCTTCGCATTCGGCGGCTGCGCGTTCGCAGCGCGCGATCGCATGTTCGAACGGAGAGTCGGCCGGCAGCATCGAGCGCCTAGGGAGCGTGCGAATCATCCGACGTGCTGGTTTGGCGGCGAGGACCTCGACGGGTTCGCCGAATGGTTCGAATGCGAGCTGACGCACGAAGCGTCCCCCTTAAATTATTTGTACCGATTCTCCCGCGCGACGGACCGGACAATCGGCACCAGGCGCATGGCGCTTGCCGCCTTCGTATGTGCGCGCATTGCCTCGAGGAGCGCGGGCGGAACGGAGAGCAGTCTCGCGGAGTCAGTCGGTAGCGTAGGAATGTGGCGACGATTGATGATCACGGTGCAGTTAGACCTCTAGTTGAGATGATTATTCGCGGCAGTTAGCTAGTCAAACCCTATTCGGTCGCGAGGGTTTCAAGGCCCGGATTGTCGCGGCCGGAGAGCGCCGGATCGCGGCGCGCAACGGCGTCCCATCGGACCGCAATGAGCTTCGCCGGACGTCGACCTTCGAGTAACACTTGCGCCCTTTTGGGAGCGAACCTGGTGAGCGAGCCGGCCAGCCATCGATCCCTTTGTCTGACCCAGACGGGATCGCGAGGGCGCGCGGTGCGAAAGCTGATCGAACTTTCCACGGTTCGGAATTTCGGTCGTCAACCGCCATCCTTTGTTGTTGCGAGGCTCATTGACCTTTTCGCGCCGCGAGCGATTTTACGCGAGCCGCTTGGTCGCTTGCGGCTCGGCTTCTTGTGCGTTGCGAGTGACGCGCGCAACTGCTCGCCCAAATCGACGCGCCGGGCAGACCGAGCGCCAGACTTTTTCGCGCCGGCGGTGTCGAGCTTCTTGTGGGCGGCGGCAATCACCCTCTCGCGATAGTGATCGGAGTACTTCGAAGGGTCGAACTCGCACTGCATCTCGCTGATGAGCTGCTCGGTGAGATCGACGGCGTCGCGCGCGGCCGTTCCGCGCGCCGCCTCATCGAGGCCGTCGGCGGGTGTTACATCGCCGGCAAAGAATAGCGTGTGCAGCATCAGTCGCGTCAGGATCTCGCCGTCCGCGATCGGAGTCTCGATCGCGCGGATCATCGCGAGATGCTCCTTCCCGTGAAGTGTGAAAGTGGCCAGCGCGACGGCCTCGCGCTCGCCCATCGCCATAGCGAGCGTGCGATACGCGTCGGCCGAAGTCAGCTCGCATCCGACGTGATAAGAGGCATCGAGGTAAACCGCGTCGACCGATTCTGCCGGCATGAACGCGACTATCTCGATCAGCTCATTGGTGAGGTTGGCTAGCTCGTCATCGGCGAAGGTGACGTATTTGCCCTTCTCGACCTGGAAGCCGCGCACCAACTCGTCGCGATCGATGATCGCGTCGTCGACGGGACAATAGATCTTCTCCTCGATGCGGCTTAAATCCTTGGCGTGCAGCAGGTTGAACGCCAACTCAGACGCGCGCGCCGCGGTATAGAGCTTGATGGGGATGCGCAGCTCGCGAAGCGTCATAACACCGCTCGCGATCGAACTCGGCTTTTTCAAATTCGCTCCTTAGGCCACCCTCTTTCTAAACGAAAAAGATGCCGGCAACGACATGAGGCATGTAATCCTCTCCCAACGCGCCCCATCCGGCGTTTCCCCAGGTCGGTCCCCAACTGTTCGGAAACAGCAGATTTTTAGCGTCGTAAGCGGGCGCATAGATGATGTGATGCGCGGTCGCGGTCGGCAGTGACGGCGGACGCAGCGTGCCGCGCGGCATGATCACGGCGGGATCGCCAGTGATCTTGAGGTTGTTATCGCACGTCCACTCGTGGCCTACCTTAAGCACTAACAAAAGGCCGGAATACCGGTAAATTAGCTGCTTCAATGAGTCGATCGAAGGGGATTCGTCGAAGGCGAGGAAGAAGCGTTGTCCCGTCGCCCTGGTACGCGCATCGGCAATCGCTGCCTCGCTCATCAGGCTGAAATCCCCATATATCGCATCGTCGAGATCGTCATTTGGAAATAGATCATCGAGCGCGACTCCGAAGGTTGTGATCGCGGCGCCGATCGCCAACAACGTCGTTCCTAGAGCATTGGTGTCAAACGCCACGAGCGGATCAGTTCCAGGAGGATTTTGTTTCAAACCATCGATGGATTTCGCAGCGGCGTACAAAGAGCGCGGGCCGAGTCGAGGATAGTGCCCTGTGGCCCTGAAATGACGCGTCGCGAGATAGTACGATGCAGCATGCGCTGCGCAGGCTGCGTTCTTTTGTCCCTCCGTGGTGATCGGAAGCCCCATCGCGGATTGCGGTTTGTAAACCTGCGGGATGGCCGAGAGGTAAGGCCGGGGAAGTCGCGGCATTCCATCACGTCGTAAACGCCTCACGAGTTCGCGCGCACCGGCGAGATGATCCTGCGCAAATCGCTTTATTTCGCTCACAGGATTGACGCTCGGACCGCCAGTCGGCCGAGAATCGATACATTCGCTCCGACCGCCGCCCCGGCGGCTGTAGAGCCAAGAGTAGCCGACATTCCCGCGCCGGCTACCAATCCACCCGAGCCACCTACGTACCAGGTGGCCGCCGCCGCGGCGATGACGACCAGAGCCTCGAGCGCTGCCATCTCGCCCTTGTTGTTTCCGCCGCCGCCCTCGGGCTGCACCCGGATGGTGACGAACTCGCCGGCGTGCGGGCGCGTCTCTTCACGATCATGCTTCAGCACGATGCGATCGTCGATGAAGATGCGCGCAGGAATCGCCGCCGGCAGTCCCATTCCGACCAGTATATCGGCGATGCTGCTACCCTCGGGTACCCGGAACTTGACCGCCTCGGGTTCAAACGGATTTCGGATCGCAGCCACCGCTACTGAAGTTGAGATCTCGGGGATCAAGACTTTCTCTGTTTCGTTCATTTAATCGTCATCTTTCCTTTTTCTTAGTTTCGCCGATGCGGCGCAGAATCCGACTTATTGATTTGTCAGTCGCCTCGGCGATTCCGCATGCGATCGGCGCCCGCCTCGTGATTGTCCTGCTGCGCGTCGCGATCGGCTGATGAGTGCGGCGGCTTACCGGCTCGATCATCGAAATCGCGTTGTTCGGATTTGGCCGGCTCCGCGGTCGGATGATCCTCGGCACTCCCGACCGACTTTACCAGCTCGGCTGCGATGCGAGCCGGCGCATTGTGCAGCAGCTCGCTGAATACTGGCTCGGATAGCTCGCCGCCGCGCACTGCGGTTTCGATTCGATCGATAAAACGAGCAACCTGCAGACGGCCCTGGCTAGGATGCCTTGAGTCCTCGGTGTGGTCGAGCGTCCCCATCACCTGCGCGAAGCACAGCAGCAGCGGCGAAAGCACGTCATCGAAGTGGTCGGCGCGGATTTTTGCAGTGCGATGCAACTCGGCGAGGAGCGCCGGAGTCATCCCGAGACCATCTACCAGGCGGCGCAGGTCCCGGACCGAGGAGCGCATCAGGCGCTCGGCAGTGTCGCGGAAAAGCTCCTCATGGGCCCGCTCGATGCGAAGGCGGTCATTGAAATCGAAACTGTCGCCTGCCTTCGATGCGCCGGGTTCGCGATTGCTCAGATCAAACAGCTTAGAGCACCGGTCAGCGCGCGAAACGTCCCTTCCAGTTTAGGCGCGCGGTCCCGTTCATTGGAAAGGCCCTTCGAGGACCTCGCGCGCTGGCCTCAATGCCGCGACGAGTATCCGGCGCTTTTCATCGGTGAGTGTCTTGAGATAATGGCTGGCGGGTTCGATCAGCTTCGCCATCACCGGATCGATCGCGGCAAGCTTTTCCATCGAGCTTACAAAGGCCCTCTCGTTCCGATTCATCAAATCGAGCTCGGCCATCCCCCGATCCACCACCGCTTGCAGCTCGTCTCGGTTCATCGACTTATCGGCGTGCGAGGATTGCCGATTCCGCTCTGCTGCAGCGCGGTTGCCGTTTGCGATCGGCCGATCGAGACGCCGTATGCCATCGCCTCATCGATCTGCACGATGATCGCTTTGCCGCCGCGCCCATCCGGAACCGAGGTTGAGCTGAACTGCGCATCTTGCGCCGCGGGATGATTGTTGTTGACGACGATGCTCACATCGCCGCTGCTGCCCTTTTGTCCGGGCGGGCTGATGGCGACGTGCTCGCCGGGGCTCGCCTTGAACGCGACGTTCTGGGAATCGGTGCCGCCCGATCCGCCGACGTCGAAAGATCCGCCGGTTGCGAACGCCGGCGTCCACGAATCCGAGTCCGCTGGGATCGGCCCCGACGCGTCGCCCGACCATCCGCTAAAGAATCCGCTGGCGCCGCCCTTCATCAGCGAAGGGATCAACCCGGTCGCGCCCATCTTGCCGTTCTCGAGGCCGAGCGATTGCATCAGCGGATCCAAAATGAGCGCCTGCATGACGGCTTTTTCCATATCCTGCGAAAGGCTGAGAAACGAATTTCCAAGCGCCAGAACCGGATCTTTGGTCTGGCCGATCTTCACGACGCTATCGAGAAACCCCGATGCGCCGCGCTCGACCGCCGACACGATCTCCCTGGTGCTCTTGCTCGACGCATCGAATGCGGTCTGGAGCTGCTTAATCTGTGCCTGCATTTCCGAGAATGTGATGAGGTCCTGCTTGTAGGCCATTTCCACGCGGCCGATGCTGTCGGCGAGATCGATTTGCTTTCGGCTGAGACCGTCGGTCGGTTCTGCGAGCTTCAGCAGCGAGTCGTATTCCGACTTGGCCGCGGCCTCCATCGCGTTGTGGGAAGTCACGGCTCGATCGGTCGCAATCTTCGCGTGTTCCTGCATTTGCGCGGCCAGCGATACTGCCATCCGATCATCCATCGAGGCCGTGATGTGATCGCGCAGCGCATCGGTGTCGAGTTTCAGCACGGCGGCGGCGCCGGCGGCGTTCACGCGAGCCGTCTCGTAGGCTTTGCCCCCTTCCTGGATCGCGGCGAACAGGGACTTTTGCGAATCCGTTGCGACGTTCGAGGCGTTCACCATTTCGGTGAGCGAAAGTTTGTACTTCGCCAATTCCTCGGCTTGCTTCTTGGCCCCCGAGGTGTCCGGCAGGTCGGGCTGCTTATCCTCGACGATGCTCATGGCGGGAACGTGCTTGTCCTGCGCCATCAGTTCGAGGATTTGCTCGCGTTGTTTTTTGAACTCCGCGAGTCGCGCTTCCCAATAGTCGACGCCGAGCGGCCCGGCGCCGCTCGCGCCGATTCCGCTGTCGCGGAGACGTTTGAGACCGTCCTCCTCCTTGGTGATTTCGAGATTCAGCTTTTCGAGCTGGGCGGTGAGTTTTTCCGAACTGCCGGCGAGCGACTCGGGAGGCTGCATCAAGGCGAACGATCGGGCGGTGTCCTTTCCGAACTCGATTACTTGATCGATGAGCGGCGACAGGATCGGTCCGATCGCAGCGACCGCAGTTTTGAAATTGGCTTCGACGACGTCCGACAAATCGCGGAATTGATCCGCAACCTTCTTCAGCTCATCGAGGACGCTCTGATCCAGCACCGTGCCAAGGTCTTCCGCGTGCTTTTTGTAATCGTCGATGGCGGCGCCGCCGAGATTGAGCAGGGGCGCGATACCGGCGAAGGCCTTTCCAAACAGTTCCGACTCGATCGCGTTGCGCTGCTCGACGCTGCCGAGGCCCTCCAGCTTGGTTGAGACTTCGCTGAAGAGTTCCGGGACGCTCTTCAAATTGCCGGACGTATCGTGGAGATCGATTCCGAGCTCGCGGAACCCAACCTTGGCCTTCTCGACTCCGAGCGATGCAAGTCCGATGTTTTTGCTGAAGAATTCGAGGCCCTTGTCGAGTGCCTCGTGCTCGACGCCCACCTGTTTCGCGGCGTATTGCAGCTCCTGGTACGCGGCGACCCCGACTCCGATGGTGCTGGCCGTCTCGAGGATTTTGGCGCCCGCCTCGGCCTCCTTCTCGGCGAAGTCCGCGATCTCTTTGACCGACCAAACGCTGGCATACGCAGCGACCGCTTCTCCGGCCGTGGTCAGAATGCTCGTCAGCCCGGAGACGTCGGTCTGCGCCTTGGACGCGCTCTCCGCCATCTGCGAAATCGTGGTCTTGGCCTCGTTCACCTGTGAGGTGAAGGACGCCATATCAGCCTTAAAATTTACGAGGATTTCACCGATGGTCGCCAATTGTCACCTGTTCGCTATTTCGCTTTCGATTATGCGATGCTTTTGATTATGGAAGACGTTGCCGCAGAATTGGGCCGCGAGCTCATAACCGCGATGAAGATCCTGCACTTTCACCGGGCTGCGGTATTCCTGCTGCTGGGACTGCTCCTGATCGGAGTCGCTGCGTACCTCGCGTGGATTGAGTTTCAAACCTGGCAAGGCGCGATGGCCGACGCTGGTAGAGCGGCTGACCATTTCTTGCGCGACATTCGGCGCGGCGCGGACCCCGCCGTGTTCGAGATCCCGGATGTCCCCACCTATCTGGCCGCGAAAGTGATTGGCCTCGCCGGCCTCGGGATGTTGCTCCTTTCGGTTACCGCCGCGATCGTCGGGCGGATTCGCAATCGCCGCGAGCGCCAACAATTCGCGCCGATCGTGCTCCACTAATGCGCAATCTCCTGTAGCTGATCGCCGCCGCTTTTATTGCCGCGCGTCGGCTGGAAACCGGTGGCCCGGTCGAACTCCGCAAATATCTCGTCGGTAGTCATTCTCCTGGAGCCCGGCGGCTCCCTCATCGCCAGCGGTCGCTGATCCAGCGTGTCAGCGAAAAAGTCGCGCGGCCGATATGCTCGCTTGGCCACGCCGCTGACATTACCGATCGCTGAGGCGATCTCGCCGGCGCGCAGGTCCTCGCGCACGGTTCCGAACTGCTCGATTCGATAGAACGCCAGCCATTCGCAAAACTCCCGGCTGCTCATACGCGCCAGCATTTCTTCGACGATCATTCCCAGCTCGCGAGCTAAGCGGTATGCGAAGAGTCGCTCGGGCTGGGCCCGGAGTTGTTTTCCGACCCCGCGACCTGGTCTTCTCCGATGCCGTTAAGTTCCCGCGCCTTCTTGTAGATGCGCTCGATGACGTTGGAATCCTGCTCGCCAAGCTGCGCGGCGTCGGCGACGGACAATAGCCGTGTGCCGTTTTCATCGATGAGTGTGTGCGCCACGAATCGCGCGCGGATGTTTGTGAGGTTGGGCAGTCCGCCGTTGGCTTTCTGCTGGGCCATCATATCGCCCATCCACGCGTCGCGAGCGGCGGCCGTCATCCCGCGAATCCTAACCGTGGTGTTCCACTCCGGAATCTCCAAATCCTCGTACCGGATGTATTTAACGCCGAGGATGTCCTCGGCCTTCGAAGCGATCTTCATTTTGATTGGGCTCGCCGTGCTTCTCTTTGAGGCTTCGCGTCTTCTCCCTTTGAGGGTATCGGGTAAGCGCGAACGAGCCTAATCGCCCCCCCCGGCGCCGCGATTCACCCGCGCCAACCAGGAGAGGCTCCGCACGATCGTGCGGGCGCCGACGCCTTCGCAGCCTCCCAAAAACCGCGTTTGTCACCGAGCCGCCGGCGTGCCTATGGTGGGCTGCAATCTGAATCGACCCACGGGTCGATGTGGCGAGGGTCCGGGACAGATGAGAATGCACAGGAGCGTCACACAGCGAGGCACGCCGGCGATCGCCGGCAACCAGGTTGCCGACGCAATCAATCTGATCGGCGTTCGCCTGGTTGCGAGAGAACTTGGATGTACGCGCGAGCGCGTTCGACGTTGGAAGCGGCTGGGAACTATGGTCGATGCGAAGCGCGCCGAGATCGCGTTCGTCGCGCGGCGCGCCCGCGTATCGATCCAGACGCTCACCCGCAAGGCGCTACCGGACAAGCCTAGCCGGCGCCGCTCGAGCGCCAGCGCGCAAAAGCCTCGAAAACACAAGGCGTCCATTCCGCCCGCATCAGCAGGACGCCCGCGCGCCCGCGTCAATTCAGCACGTCGCGAACAGAAAAAAGGAAAGCTGAGGAGTCTGACACAACAATGAGCAGCGACACGAAGTCGGTTCGGAAAAAGCGTCGCGTGGCCGAAAGTGATATACGCGCGGCAATCACCCAATTTCGCAGCGCCGAGTCGCGCCCGGATGCTCGACGAGTAGAGAGGGCAATCGTCCGATCAGACGAATCCTCCCGGGGTTTGAAACATTCGGATCCGTCTCCGGTCGCGGTCGACGTTGGTTCACTACTTGTCTGGTGTGACGACGTCCTCCAAGGCGTGCTGTTAGAGCTTGGCCGGGCGGTCGACGAGGCGACGGATGAGATCTCCGGCCTCTGCGACACGCTATCGGCCGGCGATTTCAACACAAGCAGCCGCGGGACACTAACGGTCGGTGACAGTGTAGCCGGACAACTACTCTCCCTCTGCCTCGATCGACAGTTCTGCTCCATAGGGTACCGCCTGGGCCAGTACGAGCGGCGGAAGAAAGAGATCGAGGATCTCATGAAGGCTCTGAAACTTCGTTGGCAGGACGCCCCGACCCCTGCGAACCTTCGCAATGGCGGGTCGCCGGCGCGCGACGGCGCGAAGGCCAGCGAGAATTCTTCAACCAGGTCCGTCCGATCGCGAAAGGCCGTGTAACGAGTTCAACGGAGGAAATCGAAATGCGGAGTCACAAGACAAAAATATCGACGGCCGCGCGCCGCTCGGATCTCATCAGCTTGGGCGACTTTTGCCGAACCTACGATCTGCGCATCGAAGCGCTGCGGGCGTCGATCGCGGCTGGCTATTGGACGGGTGAGAACGGTCTCGTCGAGAGACTCGGCCGCCGCCTCATCGATCGCGCGGTCTTCGAGCGGCGATACCGAATTCGACGCGCGGTCGCAGCCTCGAGCGCGGCGCCCTGACACCGCAAGGCGGCGCGACGATTGGACCCGTCACTGCTCTTTGCATTCCTGAATCTCGGCCGAAGCCTCTTCGGGGTCCGTCGGATCGAGATGCACGTGAGGCACGAGAAATCCGATCCAGAGCGACTCCCGGACGAAATACGTCTGACCGGCCTTCGCGTCGACGTCGACCGAAGTCGTCACCTCGGTATGCACGCTGCAATGTACCGAGCCCGGATCGAGGGTGAACTTGTGAAACCCGCCGGGCCCGAGCCCGACGGCGCCGTCGCCGCAGTTGACCACTGGTGAGGCACCACTCCCGAACGAATGGTATGGCCGATAGAGATAAATCGCGGTCTTCGCCGGCGCGACGGGCGTGTTCTGATAGTCGGGTCCCTGCACCGCGCATCCGGCGAGGATCGCCGCGCCCAGCAGCGCGATCCCGGACCTCAGCCTCATTTTCCTTTGAGACTTCACGTTTTGCCGCCGGTTGGTTGCCAT